CAGAGCCAGCCAGGCTAAAGCGTCATCCGCTTTAGTTGCATTAGCTCCTATATCGATAACCACGTCATCGATCCTGGTATCATTCAGAGCCAGCCACGCAAGAGCATTTGTCGCCTTGGTTGCATTCACCCCTAGATCTATCTGAAGAGTATCGATATCTGTGGCATTGTCAGCGAGGTCTCCCTCTATGATGGCTATGCGAGGGGTTACATTTCCTGACAGGTCACTGATTTGGCCTGTCACATCGAGCCCGCCTTTGATTTCCACGTCCCCGGCGAATATCACGGCCCCGGCCATGCCCATAACCAGGAAGAGGCTTGCCAGAAGGGCTACAATTTTCATGCCTCACACCTCCCAAAGCAACTTGAACCAGCCTTCACCTGTCGTATTGCCGGAGACGGTTAGCTTGATGTCAGCCGATGCGGCCAGGAGTTTGTTGATCAGGATCACGTCTGCCCCAGATTTTGGAAAGTCGTCATCTGCTATGTAGGCTTCTGCGTCCGCAGCATTCCCGAGCTGCAGAGAACCGTTGAAGGCTTCCGGGAAGTTGAACTTGAGCTTGACAAGCTCGGCATTCTCGGAGAGCTGCGCCAGGGTATAGACAGCAGACGTGTGGGTGATCGTGATCTCCTGACTGTTCAGATCTGCGTTCTTGGATACCAGGCCCTCAAACATGTAGTTGCCCGGAACCCGGGTATGTATCTCGACAGCCATCAGAAATCACCTCCGCCAGAATGCCGCTCACTCAGTAGGTATCCGATCATTTGGGGAAGATTTGGCCAGAGGGATGCTACCTTTTCATGTACTATCTGACCCCTCTCGAAGGCCACCTTCTTGTCTTTGATATAGGTGCTGAACTCATTCAGCACCACGTATTCTTTTGCCATGTCAAAGACCTCAGACCTCAGCTTATGGCCGTTGCCAGCATGGCTCCCAGCTTCTCGCCCATTATAACGGGCGCATAGCACTGGAAAGCCTGATAGTACTCGGCATGGGTGAGCAGATCCGGCACGGTCGTGAAGGCGGTATCGAATCCTCCGAGAGGCTGGTTGAAGGACAGGTTCATGCCTGCGAGTGCCTTCATCGGCCCGGGTGTGTCGACGTATCCTACCCACAGATGCTTGCCGAAGATCCAGTCCAGATCAACAGCAGCACCCGGTTTTGCGGTGTTGTACATGGCCTTGCCGACCATGATCTTATCGAGTCCGAGTGCCTGGGCGAGCTTCTGCTCGTTCAGCTCTGTGATGGTCCTGACACCTTCGGCGGTGGCCTGATACCACTGGATGAGCTGGGGATGAATTCTCAGCACCTCAAACACCTGCTCACCCATGAGGGCGGTATTTGGGGTCTTGCCTGTGGCCTCTTTCAGAGCTACTTTGATGTTCTTGATTACCTTGCGGGGGTTGCTGTTGGCGTCATCGTCGAACCTCACGAACTGAGTGCTATTGGGCCCGCTCGTGACACCTGCCCAATTGGTGCCCCAGACATTGGAGCCGCCAGTTGCAGAACTCTGGAAGTACTGGCCTGCTATGATGCGCTCCTTGTGGAGCTGCATGACATCGGTCAGAAACGCATTGGTGGCATACTGAGGATCGATGCCCGGATCAGCTACGTAGGGGATATCATCTGCGAGAGGAATCTGGCAGGCGTAGCGCTGGCAAACGAAGTTGCCGTGATCGTCCAGCTTGATGTCTCCCTGGGCAGGCATGGTTCCCGGTCTCCAGGCGGTCACGTAGTCGGTGAAGAATGTCTCCATCGACCACTTGGGATAGAGCCCGGCAATGAACTTAACATCAACGAGCGGGAACCACTGATCGCCTATGAAGTCTGAGGGGTCCTGCCTGTATGCGAGAGACCATTCTGACTGTATTCTGGCTACCATGATCTGGTTGTAGTCCAGGCCCTTCCATATGGGAGTGGTCTGGGGTCCCTGGTTATGCACGAGCCTGTCGGCTGCCAGGGCTAAATTGGCGTAATTTGGCATCTTTTTCACCTCATGCGTGCCTGATATAGACAGGACCGCCAAACAGCCTCACAGAGGCACATAGGCCCTCAGCAGCGCCCACTACGCACTGGCCCCATATCATGGTTCCATCGGTGCCTTGTGCTGGTACTATGGTTATGCCAGCACCGTCTTTGTCAGCACCTACTAGGTCGCCCGCGGCAAGTCCACCGGATCCGGCCTTCAGCCAGGCCACTCCAGCGACCTGCACCTTGGCAATCAAGGACGGGCCGGTGACTGGAATAGGCTGATTTTGCAGCACGCCGTATGCGATATCGTCCGTGGCTGCGAAGTGTCCTACTTCCTTATCGCCGGTCAGCTTGACGAAGCAATGTTCGTAGTCATGCAGGTCCTCTTCAGGCTCCATAGACTCGACATCGGTCGGCCCATAGAAGAGCTGATAGGGGTTTGGTGCAATTGTGACCATGCTTATTCACCTCCGGTCAGAGCCTCGAAGAGCTCGGGCTTGTTCTGAGTTACCCAAGTGGTGGCCTGGGCGTGAGCCACTTTGGCGTCCTTGGGGGCACCCGCGGACTTGCGGATCTCACCCAGACGTTCCTCTACAGCGGCGTTGAAGGCTGCGGCTGGTGTGCCGGGCGCGGCCTTGGATGTGCCGATCTGGGCGCCCAGGACCTTCATGGCTTCCTTCTTGACCTCGTTGGCCTGCCTCATGATGTCCGTGATGGACTTCTGGGCGGCTTCAGGTAGATTGGAGTCTTTGATAGACTTCAGGACCTCGGCAGTATGGGATGTATCCCCAAGCTCCGGGTAGTCGGACTTGGCAATCGTTTTCAGTTCCGCCTGTATGCGGATGCTCTTCTCCGTCTGAAGGGCTTTCTTCAGGTTAACGTTCTCCTGCTTCACCCCAGATACGGCCTCCAAGACGGCATTATTCACGATGTCCTCAATGTCGGCCTTTGTGACCTGAGCCTCGCCGGCTCCGGCCCTTGCCCCAGCGGGCTTAGTCTTCATCACATTGACACTTCCTTTGGATTTTTGCATTGATTTGAAAATAAGGAATTTTTTTGAGTTAGCCGCCTTACCGACTAACGAGACTTCGTCTAAGTCCAAATTTTTTAAATCATACGGCATAACATCACCTTCGGGTCGCTAGAACTCGGTTCGTTCACCCTGGCCGGCGATCGAGAAGCCTGTTATCTCGCCGTCCTTAACGGCCTTCCAGACATCCTTGTCATGGATTTTGCAGGCCATCACCCAGGATCCGGCCTTAACGACCTGGCCATTGCACTTGAAATCTGTCGGAGCTATGTAGCTCTCGATGATGTCCGCTTTGGCCGGGCCCTCGTGCTCCTTGGTGATCTTCTGAGAAGTCTGCATGAATTTGTGACAAGCCTTGCGAATCTCGGCCTTGCTGATGCGGTCGCCCTGGAGATCCACCGTTTCCGGCTCACTAACGACCCCGTAAACGATCTGCTGATCTCCCTTTATGATAGGTACCCGGAAGGACTTGGTTATCTTGCCGTCTTCCTCTTCTTCCTCTTCTTCCGCAGGGGCCTCGTCAGCCTTCTCGGTCTCGTCGTCGTGAGCTTCCAGCACGGCCCGGATCTGGTTTATGAGCTCCCCCTTGCCGCCGTCGCCCTTGCCGAGGTTATCCTCGCCTTCATCGTCTTCGGGGATCTCGCCCATTTCGGCAGGCCCGTCGTCTTTCTCTGTGGTGGCGTCATCGGCTTCCTCTTCTACCGGGGCTTCCTCGCCTTCTTCCGACCCGGACTCGCCTCCGCCGTTCTCCTGCATCCACTGCTCCAGGGCGGCCTGGTGCTTGGTTTCGTCTTCCTGGATGGCCTGGCCGATTTCTTTGAGCTTCGGATCTGTCGTGGTCTCGATGAGTTGGCGCAGAGCATCTATGCTCTTACCCTCATCACTGAGCATCGCTTGAATGATATCAGAGTCAGAGGCTTTCTCCAGCTCCTGCTCTTCATCATCCTCATCTTCTTCTTTTAATTTATCATCCTCAGTTGGCATTGAATCACCTAATCGAGGGACATGGATTGAGCCATAGTCCAGAGACATTGATTTGCTTAATTGCGAAAAATCGAGATATGGGAGGTTGTCGAGAGCTGAGGGTGCTAGAACAGACTTCTCGGCCTCTGTCTCGATGGGTTCGTACATGATACCATGATCGCCGGCGAAGGGTTTGGTATGAACAAACCGCCCAGAAATAATTTTATAGGGAATTTTACCGGGGAATGCCTCGCACTCTCCGCCCATAAGATAATGCTTGCATCCGATGCACTGCCCTGATGTACTCATTTTATCGACCCCACAGTATTCTGGAATGCTTGCATTAGCTTGGGATGTACTTCCATGCCACAGGTGACTGCAGAACCGAGTTCAGCAAAAAACTCCGCCGTCTTGGTCGTGGCATATTCTGTTAGTGGTATGCTCCAGCCTTCGACCTTTTCCATTTCTTCGGTGAATTTCGCGGCCAGGTCGTGATGAAAATATACAGCGTGCATACATTCATGAGCCTGCGTGGCATATAATGGATCGTCCACTGCTTCAGCTACTGTCCAAAAATTTACATTCTTGATGTGCTCAAGCTTCTTTTCTTGTCGCTTGATCTCGCCTTCAACATCGCCTTGGTAGGTCTTTTTGGTCTTCAGGTCCTCGATAAATTTCTCTTTGCGAATGATGTTATATGCCTGGTTGGCCCGCATCCTGCCGATATCTTGTTTGTTCATAATCAAGGTTTGATGTCTCCGAAATGTTTGCGTGGAATAGTGGCGGCCCTTCGTATCTTTTCTGCTTGGATGTCTCTTTCCAGATCGTCCAGATCGTAGTTACTCCATTCAGAGAAGGTCTGCCTCCAGTCGATGTCGTGTCTACGAATCATGGAATTACCAACAAAAAATATAAATAGCAGTAAGAATCTTATAGACTATAT